AGATTAATAGGGTCAGTAATTTGTAATACTCTAGGTTTACCAACTTTATATCTCTTATTTTCATTTTCATCAAAATAAGGGAACTCAGCTTCAATTTTATCTAATGATTTTTTAGATTTTTTAGGTTCATAGACTTTTGTTTTTTCATTAGCTTCAGGAGATAATTTCCATTCCATAATTAAGTCTTTTAAATTATCTAATATTTTATTTATTTTATTATCAACATCATTTAATTGACCTTCATATTTTTCTTTTAGTCTTGCAGCTAAGTCTAAATCTACTTTAACACCTTTTAATTCCATTTCAGCCGTAACTTTAACAATAGGCATTTCAACATGCATAAATAGCCAAAATAACTTTTTCATATTAGCACCTGCAAATTGAGGTAATTGCCATAAAAATACTTTATCAGTCATCATTGAGTCAGTCGCAGCATATAATGCAAATATTGCTGGATCAACAAAAGCATACGGAATATTATTAAAGAATTTTTCAATGCTATATTTTGTTTGTGATGGATCAATATGTCTAGTATAAATATCTTTTAAACCTGCTTTTTCATTTTCATCCATAAGTCTTGAAGCAATTAATGTATCCCAGTCTGGCTCAATTTCAATTCCACAAGTACATTTAATAACTTCATAGTCAAATTTACCATTATGCATAATAACAAATAAATGTGGAATATTATATTCTTCAGCATGGAACCAAAACCAATTATCAAAAGTTTGGTCTTCATAGTCTTTTGGATATTCTCCATTATTAAACTTTTTCTCAGCTTCTGATTTATACTTTTCACATTGTTTTTTATAACTAACTAATCTTTGAAATTGTTCTCTACAGTCATCTTCTGTTAATTGATTTTCTAATCTAATACCTGTTTTATAATCAACATGGTTAACAGGAATATATGCTTGCTTACCACCAGGATAGTATAAACAAGGTCCCATAATTTGACAGGTAGATGGATCAAGTGAATTGTTAGTTTCTGTATCTATTGCAATTCTACCTGAGTTAATTGCATTAGTGATATAATCTTGAAAAGTTTGTTTATCTCTAATTACAATAACATTAGCTCTTTGCTTACCTAAAATAGTTAATACATTTTCATTAATTAATGCTAATCTATCTTCAATTGATAATTTTTTAGATTTTAGCATTTTATCAACATCTACTTCAGCTTCTTCAGGATTAGTTATTTTTTTAACTAAATCTTTAGTTTTAGGTTTTTTAGTATCTAAGTTAAATGCTTCACCAAAAATACTTTCCATACGCATCACCTCATAATATATTATACAATAAAAAAGCCCCAGAATTGGGACTTTTAATTAATTAATTAAAACCAAGTTCTTGGCTTAGCAACACCAGCAGTTTCTGCTTGTTGAGTAGCAGCTGGTTGTTCAGCAACCACTTGAGCTGCTGGTTGAGCAGGTGCTACTTGTGGTTGACTTGGAAATGGATTTGCTTCTGCTTGTTCAAATGTTGGAGTTTGAGGTTGTCCAGCAAATTGAGGTTGGCCTTGAGGAGCTTGTGGAATTCCTTGAGGTTGTATAAATTGAGGTTGAGCAGCAGGTTGAGCAATCTTAGCTTGTGTTTGTGGTTGTTCAGCCTTAGGTACTTCAGGGAAAGCACCTGTATTAATAAACGCATTCATTTCATCAGCAGTCTTTACCCAGAATGAATGCTTATCAATCTTAAAGTTTTCAAATGCACTGAAATCTGCAGGAACTAAACTATCTTTAAATACAGTAGGCATTGCATAATCAATACTATATCTAGTTTGAGTACCAGAACCAATACGAGTAATAATATATAATGAGTTTCTTAAATCACCATTATTTGCTAATTTTGCTTTTAATTCACTACCAAAACCAGATGGACGTTCCCAAATAACTGGTTGAGGTTCACCGAATGAGCCATCAGTATTTCTATAAGCAACTAACATTGGAACATAACATTTCTTAGAAGCTTTACCAATAACTGCATGGTTTTCAGCAGCAGCTTTACAGAATGGACATGTATCTGAATAATCACCTACTTTGTTTAAACAACTAACACCAGTGAAAGGTAAAGATAAACCTACGTAACCTCTTGTACCAAAAATTGGTGCATGAATTGAAGCCATAGGTAGATCATTCATAGAACCAATGTTAAATCTAACTAGAGCAGAATCATTTGGTTTACTTAATTTAAAGTAACCGACTTTAGCAGTATTATTTGAAGCACCTGCTTGTGCTTGTGCAACTACATCTTCGTAGTCAGCGTAAGAAAATTGTGACATCTTATCATTCTCCTTTATCTTTTATTTTTTGTCATCTTTTTTTTACTTTTTTAGTTACCGTTATAACTACGTATTATTATACGATATTTTATAGCTAGAATTAGCTATTTTTTATACTAAAGTTGGTAATTTATATTGTTTTATCAACTCAGTAATCTCTTCAGGTGAAAGATCATTTATATCTTTCTTTCCATTAGGAATTTTAACCACATCTATTAAGATTCTCTTATTTAAATGTGCCTTTGCATAAGCAGTAAATTTTTGTCCTGCTTCATCATTATCAAACATTAAATAAATATGTTTTAATTGTAATTTATTTAATATTTCAAATTGTTCTTCAGCAGGTGAACCTAAAGTTGCAACTGCTGGAATATTATTACTATAACACGTTAAACAATCAATAGGACCTTCAACTAAACAAATATTTTTTAAATTATGTTCTACTATATAATTAACACAATATAGTGGTTTAGATACATCTTTATCTAAGTAGAATACTTTTGTATCAATATTTCTTTTAGGAAGCATAACTAATTTATTATGTATATCATAACAAGGAAATATTACTTGTCTAAATTTAGGATCATACTTAACTTTAAAATATTCACAGACATTTCTTTTTAGTCCTCTTTTTTGTAAGTATGGAGTCCATGGTTGATATTTATCTAAAATAGATTCATCAAGATATTGAACTTTATTTGTTTTATTCTTATTAATAGGTGAAAATCTTTCTAGTTGAATTGTATGACTGAACTTTAATTCACCATAATTTTGAATTAACCACTTTTTAGCAAATTCTTCATTGCTACTAAAACATAAAGCAACAAATTTTACAAAATCGCCAGAAGCATTACAAGCAAAGCAGTGAAAATATCCATATTCTATTTTATTTATATTTTCACTATCATTTACATCTAATAAGTTAATATGACAGTCTGGTGTTTTTTCACAGCCGCCAGCATGATTATCGTTAGGACAGGTAACTAGTATTTCATCGTCTTTTGGACGAATATCAGCTAATTTATTTCCTGCTAATTCTATTTTAATCTCTTCTAAAATATTTAAAAGAGGTTCTTTAATTACATAGTTACCAATTCTTAACTCAGTCATTAGACACTAAATACCTCACCATTTGTAAATGTTTGCTCATCTTCTTTTGCAGCATAATCATCTTGTAATTGATTTAAATCTTCTTCTGTAGAAATACCATCTTTACCACTTGGTAAATAAGCAAAATAACCTTCATTTAGATTTACATTATAAGATAATTTATGACCATCACCACCATCACGTGCTTTAACAATACTGATGTTTAATGTTTCTGTTGCTTCATTATCCTTGCTTTGTGTTCTATCAAGGCCTAAAACAATTGTTGCATCTTGACCTATTCTATCAGATCCATATACTTGAGAAGTATCAATATCAAGACCTGAAGCACCACTACCTTCTTCAATTTTACTTCTGTTTTGTTGAGATACAGAAATAATTGGAATTAAATGTGATACTTGTAGCTTTTTAATTGCTTTAGAAATATTAGCAATCTTTTCATTTTCAGATCTAGTACCTCTAGTAGTGTCTGTTAATAATGAATATTGATCAACAAATAGAATATCTAAATTATCTTTTTCAATAAATGCTTTTAATACATCTACTGTTGGCTCACCAGCTATATCATTTGGTGTAATAACTTTAATTGAACCTGTTGCAAGAGTAGATAATTTTTCAATATATTTACGATAAATTTCTTTATAAGTTTCATCATTTCTACTAATAGATCTGTTTTTCATGTGACCGATTAAAGTATCTAAACGATAAGCAACTTTATCTGTCGTCATTTCACCAGAATAAATACCAACATTTAAACCTTGTTTATATGCAGCTGCTGCCATTTCTAATAATAGCCAAGTTTTTCCTCTACCTGTTCTAGCGATAATAACCATATTTTCATTTTCCATATCAATACCACCAATTAATTGATCTAGTTCAGGAAAACCTGTACTTATAGAATATTGACCTGGATTTTGACAACGTTCTAGGTATCTATCATAACGACTTATATCTTTAATAATATCAATACTCTTAAGAGCAGATCCTATACGTAAACCATCGCTCATGGTTTGAATTTTTTCCATTAGTTTATCATACTCTTCAGCATCATATAAATCTTTAGCCTCATTAAATGATTCAGCAACATAAGCTAAATTATATTCTTTTAACAGTTCACTTACTAAAAATATATCAGGTTCATTTACATCAATTAATTTAAAATCTGGGAAAACAGAAGCAAAAGTTAATTTATCGGGCACCATTTTATATTGATTATAGTGATTCATAATGAATAAGAATTCAGCTTTATAATCAAAGAAATGTTTTTCAGATAAATTATTTAAAGTAATAATAGAAATATCTTTGGTATTTAAAATCTTATTTAAAATCATATATTGACTAGTCATTATTATTCACACTCCATAGTCCTTGATATTTTAAGTTTCTTTTATCTTTACCAAACAATTCTATATTAATACTTTCTCTACTAATTCTACTTGCTAATCTTGGTCCTAAAGCATTGTATAATTCTTCATCTTTTAAATTAGATGTAAATATATTTGCTTTACCAGATTGTAATCTTCTATTTAAAACATTAAATAATTGGTCTAAGTCATACTCAGATCCATTTTTAGATGCAATATCGTCCCATACAACAAGTTCGGCATCATAAATATGTTGATTAATAAACATAGCATATTCATCACGAACGGACATATTACGTTTTAATGCATTTAAATAACTTGGTGTTGAAATAAATAATACATGACAAGATATATCTAACTTAGCCCAATTTTGATTAAAATATGCTTGAACTAATCTTGTTGCCCATGAAGTTTTACCATTACCACATATTGATGAGTGTAAATATAAATTGAAGCCTTCATTTACAAAACGATTAATATTTTTTTCAATATCAGCAAGCAAAGTAAATGCTTCTAAATCACGATTATCATCATCTATACGTAGTATTTCTTTAATTTTTTGTTTTTCAGATAAATCAGAGGCTTTATATAACTCATCTAATTTACATTTTTTAATACAAATCATATCATCACATGTCTTATGGCTACATGATGCATAATATGGACATTTATCCATGCTTTCACCTCCAATTTTGTTTATTTCTTTTCTAAGCCAGTTCCTGTACTTCCTTGCCAATCTTCTCCACGTTTAGATTTTACTTTATAAAATTCTTCAGCAGTCATATTAACAATTTCTACTGGATCAGTTGAAATTAAATGTGGAATAAATTGAACAGCTTTTTCACCACATTTTAATGTTTGATATTTATTTGAAACATTATGTAAGTTAATATGCCATTCACCTTGATATGATGCATCAATTACTGAAGCACCAAAAATTAATTGCTTCTTTGTAGCGATACCTGATTTATTATTAGCAATTAAAGCTAATTCAGGACCAAACTTACTCTTGATTCCACTAGGAATAATTATTTGATTATGTGGAGCAATATACATTATACCTGTTTTAGTTGAGAAAAATACTTTTTCTGAAACCATAAGGTTAAATAATTCATACTCTGAAAAATCACCAATAACTATACCATAGTTCTTTTCTTTTAATGCCTTTTGAAAATCTTCATTGTTTTCAGGAATATAAAAATCAATACCAGCATTTTCGTTGACATCTCTTTCAGGATTTTTTACATCTCTTGTTTTAATAAATTGCATAATTTTTCTATCTCCTTTTCTTTATATTATACAATAAAATAAAAAGCTATCAAACAGATTTTGATAACTTTTTTGGAAATATTTTATTTATATTTATCTTTTAGTTATCTTTTTCTGTATCGATTTATTTTTATTATCTAACCACATTTTAAACTCTTGATTTGCATCATAACAGTAGTAGTAGCTTACATGTCCTGTATTTACTTCAATAGAACACTGATTTCCTACAAAGTATTTACAAAAATTACATTTAGTTATTCTTTGATTTTGCTTTTGATTATACATTTTTTATTCCTTAGTATCATCTAATAAAATATAATGTTTTTCAAAACCACCATTAGTTGTTAACTTAGTTGCATAAGCTTCATTTAAAGCATCTTTAGAGTCAATTACACCTGCTAATGCTCCAACTACAGTCATTACATCAGCTAATTCTTCAATAGTATGTTTAGTGTCTTTACTATTTAACGCTTCATTGAATTCGCCAAGTTCTTCTTTTAATTTTGCTAATAATAATTCTAATACAAATTCAGGATCATCTACAGCAGCATATTTAACTGGCTTACCTGCTTCTTTTGCTAATGTTGGAATATTGTCTCTAATTAATTTATACATTTTATCTTCTCCTTTATCTTTTAATTATCTTATATATTATACAATAAATGCTTTAAAATTGACCAAAATATCCTTTTTCTAAATCTTTTTCTAATATTTCTTCATCAACGGTATAGTCAATAGTTAAGTCTTCTGGAAGAGACTTAGTAATATAGAAATGTTTGATATCATCAATAATATCATCTGCAGTATCACCTAAACTTCTTTTATAGACATGTTCTGCATTTATTACACCGTCATAATTAGAAGGGGCAATGACCATTACTTCACCAGATGCTTTTAAAACAAAATCTAACCAGTCAATCATAATTTCTAATTGAGCAGTAGTAGGTCTTATATTAGACATTGTTAAGTAAGGTAGCATCCAAGAATCAGCTCCGCCTCTACGTCTAAGTCTAACTGCACCAATTGCTTCTAAGAATTGACTACCATCTCCATACTCAAAATTATCTAAAAGATCTTTTTTAGTATAACCTTCTTTTGGAATAATAAAATTTTGCTTAATTAATAGTTTATCTATATCAGCATGATTAGTTGATTTTACAACACTGCCATCAGGAAGAATATAATAACCACCTGTTGAAACAGGTCCATTATAACCATAATTATCTTTAATTAATTCTATACATTCTTTTTTATTTTCTATTGCATGGGATAAGTCCATAACTTTATTATAATATGAATGATAACCTTCATTTATAGTTTTATTTAGTTGACCATATTCTTTAATTTTTTTCATGGTCTCTTTTAATTCTTTTCTAAATAATATTTTATTGTTAAACTTTTCAGTTATTATACCTGATAAAAAGTTTTTAGTTGAATCTGCACTTGCTAATAGATTACCAAAAGTATCTAAGTATTGTTTAAAAGTCCAACACTCTAATTTAAATTGATTATTATAACTATCTTGTGTTTTTAATCTAGTATATGTATTTCCATTACGTCTTTTTATTACTTTTGTAATTTTATCCTTATCTTCTTTATTATTATCAAGATTTTGCATATAATCTATTAATTCTAAAAAATCATTTTCTCCAGTTCCTGTAAAACCTGCAGGAGCTTTAAATGTCCAAAGAGAAACATTTTTTAGATCAGCGAAATCAAAATTAAAGAATCTTAAATCAATTACACTATTTTCCATTTTTGCTAAGCGAACTAATAAAGCATGCATGTGAATTAACATGTGGGCTGCAGTTGCACAGTCCCTACTATTATCACTACGAATAAGTAAAACATTTGCAATATTATCTAGAGAGTGCTCGCCATTTATATGGTGAAAAATACAATTATCTCTTGTAAAGTAGTCTATTTTTTTGTTAAACATATCACTATAAATTGCATTAAAATTTTTTCTAAACATATCTTTAGTTGTATCATGAGCTGTTCCAGCTTCGTTTATAATTTCTTCTTCAATTTTATCAAATAGATTAGTCATATAATCACTCCCTTTCTACAGGTCATACATATAATTTAGCAAATAAAAGACTAGTTTTCACTAGTCTTTTATTTTTAAAATGGTAATTCATTATCTATTTTAGTTAGTATTTCGTCCCAAGTTATTTTTTCAAATAATGGAAAATCTTTCATAAATTCAATGTATGCATCTAAATAAACTTTATTATCTTCAGTTAAATTAAGCTCAATTTCTTTTTCTGCAACTTTTATATCATTTTCAACTCTATATACTTTATAATATGCTTGAGTTCTATCTTCATTTGCAACTAATTGAATAACATAATCTACATTATGAGTGTGTTCTTTTTTCCAAAGATGTGATTTAAAATCAAAAGTACGGCTAGGTTTTGCATAATTTTTTGTACCAGATTTTGGAGAATAAGCAGTGTCGGTAGTATCGACTCCTGGTTTATCTGGTTCATAATGAGTTATTTGCTTTACAAATTGAGTATCAAAATCTTGTACTCCATTAGTATTGGTAAAATCCATTTTAGTTAAGGCATAATGAGTAGCAGGATCATGTAATTTTAAAATATAAGTATTATCATGAGTATAACCTTTTCTAGTAACAAATAATTCATCAGCCATAATAGTAATTTTTGCGTTTGCAAGTGATAATTCACCATAATAATTTAGTAAAAACATAGCTATTCTAGAAACATTATGATCACTATAAAATACTTTTCCTGTTTTAGATTTCCATTCATTATGAGATTTAACTGAAAAATCTAACTCTTTTAAAGCTTCAATATCAAGTATATATGGAATTAATATTGAATAGTCATTACGTTTAATAGCTTCTGCCATAACTTTGTATATTTCTGCGATTTTTTGGTACTTCATTATTTTACCGCCTTTCTCTTATAAAAACATAATTGTGTCTTATACCCATTATCTTCAACTTCTTGACACTTCATATATAATTCAAAGTTAGGGTCTTCATCTAAGTTAGGGAAGAAAACAGTTGCTTCTTTATCTTCAGCATCTACTTTATTTACAACTACTTCATCATAATAAGGGAGCATTGATTTATAAAGCATTCCGCCACCGATAATCCATACTTCATATTCTTTAGATAATAATGTAATATACTTAACAAAAGTATCAAAGTCATGAATACAAATACAACCTTCATAATCATGCTCTCTTGGACATAATACAATATTTAGTCTATCTTTTAAAGGTTTTGAGCCAGGAAAGCTTAATAATGTATTTTCACCCATAGCAACAATGTTATGTTTAGTCTTTCCTGTAAATACTTTCATGTCTTCTTTTAGTTTAAAAAGCAGACCGTTTTTCTTACCAATTTCAAAGTTTTTACCAACAGCTACAATTCCATTAATCATATTAGTAATTCCTTTCTAGTTTTTCTTTATTTACAGTATACCAATCAATAAAATCATCTAAAGTATCATATTCAGCAAGAGTAGATAATAGTTTCTTTATAAGCTTTTCTGAATCCGGATGCATTGCTCTTTGACCTTCACATTTTTCTTGCCAATAGTTCCAAGGTGTTTGACAAGTCCAGTCTCCTTTATCGTAAGCTTTTCCAGCTCCAACGAAATCGCAAAACATTTCAACTACATTTTCATAAGGCATTTTTACACATTTACAAATAATAGTAAATGTTCCATCTCCATTAGGTGTTGCACTGTTAAAATCAGTCCAAAATTCCCAATGATGTTTATTTCTTGCTTTATGATAAATCCAGCTTGGACTTACTCCTAATTCAGCTCTTGCATTATCATGTGGACTTCCTTTACCGTTAGCCCATTTATAGATTTCAAATTCTTCTGGTGAAAACTTACTTAGATCGTGTTGTTGACCTAATTCACCAATACCCATTTTATAGCATAAATCTTGAACATAACTGATATGTTTTACAATAGTATCAGTATGCAATTTTTTCTTTTCTTGATCTGTCATTTATATTACCTCCTTATTTATTTTTATCAAAGTATTCTGCAACTCTATACATTAAAGTTTTTAAATCAGTATCATAATAAGTATCAAGCATTTTTAATCTAATTTTAATATAATCATTTTTAATACCATAATCAGGCATACCGATCATAATTTGATTAATATTATCTTTATTTAAAAAACCACCTAATTCAATATTAGTAGTAAATGCAGGATCTTCTTTAGTTCTTGGTATCCAAAATACTACTTTACCGTTATTAATGGCTAGTTGCATTGCTTTTAATTCCCAGTCTGTTTGTTTTTCTAATTCTAGTGGATTTGTAGTATCAAAAAGAGAATCAGTAGGATTAAATACAATTCCTTCAAAACCCGCATCTTTTAGATATTTAATAGCTTCATTACGCCAATCAGTTTCATAATCTTTTCTAGGACAGGGTCCTGCTAAGAAAATTACACCAGCTTTGATTGCTTTTTCCTCTTCATCATTTGGAAAACTAAATAAAAAATAAGGATCAGTAAATTTATTTGTATTTGAATTTTTAGGATATATTACTTTCATTATTCAGCCACCTCAAACTTTTTTTCAAGTGCAGTTGCTTGATAATCTATTAATTTAAAGTCATCTTCAGTAAATGCATAAAAATCTTTTACTTCTGGGTTGATCCAAAATTTAGGTGCTGGATATTCTTTATTTTTAAGCACTTCTTTAACTAAGTCAGCATGTCTATCATAAATATGTAAGTTATTAACAATATGAGTTAATGTTCCAACTTCATAACCACAAACTTGCGCTAACATGTGCTGAAGAATTGCATACTCAACTGTATCCCAACCTCCAGAACATGCTGCTGATAGTAAATCACCTGATCTTTGTATTAAAGTACAATTTAATTTACCATAAGACACGTCCCATAAACTCTCATATACACATGGTGGAAGAGCCATATCGTGTAAATCTTCGGGACACCACATGGTTACGATCATACGTCTATCCATAGGTTTATTTTTTAATAGATAAATTAAGTTATCTACTTGATCTAATTTACCATAAGAATATTCACTAACTTTTCCTAATTGATAACCATAAGTTTTACCAATAGTTCCATCGGGTCTTTCCCAAGCTTTCCAAATAGGTGCAGCTTTACCTAATTCATCAACTACATTAGATTTCTTTTGCCACATCCATAATAATTCTCTTACTACATTTTTAAATGCTTGTTTACGTAATGTTAAAATTGGAAACTCTTTTGATAAATCATACTTTCTAATTGCGCAGTTTATCTTAATAGTGTGCGCAGGTGTTCCATCTGGCCATTTAGGTCTAACTTCAAAATCTTTATCATTGAATCCATCAACTAATAATTCTTCTACTTCTTCTTTAAAATATTTGTCA